GAGAAGCAGACATCATCATAGGAATAGGTAAGACGGGTTCAAGCGAGATAGACAACATTGTCAGACATATTTGTATATCAAAAAATAAAATAAACGGGTGGCATGGAATGATTAACGCCCAGATAGATATTGCAAGGGGGGTATATTATTGATGAATATTTTAACACTTGACGTTGAGACAACACACAAAGACAAGGCAGGGGGTGGCACTACTGCACTACCTTACTTTAAAAATCGTCTGGTATCAGTGGGTTGGAAATGGCTTTTAAACGAAGAAGTTAACTACGAATTTTATTACCACAAAGATAAAGAGAACTGGTACGAGTCAACCACCACTGAAAAAATACAAAACGATCTTGACAAGGCAGACGTTCTTGTAGGTCAAAATATAAAATTTGATATCACATGGTTACGTGCGTGTGGATTTAAATATGAGGGAGAGATATATGATACGATGGTTGCAGAATACATCAGGGCGAAAGGAAGGCGTTGGTCTTTGGCACTTGTTGCTCTTGCAAAACGTTATAACGTCACCCAAAAGCAGACGGACTTGGTTACGCCGTATCTCAAG